GTTAAAGAAGGTTCCGTTGTGATAGATTCATTTCCTGCAGTTTTAGCTGGAGATGGTGTTCTTGAAATTCCTGGAGTTCCAGCTATGATGGTGACAGCAGAGGAAATTGCAAGAGCTTTAGATGATCGTCCTATTGATGAATTTATTGAGGCAGTCTTTGATGATCCTGCGGGTGAGTTAGCTAATGAGTTGCTCGCACGTATGGAAGCTGAGTCGAGAGATCAACGAATAGAATCCGAAGTGGTTGAAGTTGTTGAGCGTCTTGGAGATCAGGTTGAAATGCTAAATTTGGTAGAGCAAGAAGCGGATCTTTGTAGACAAATGCTTCGGGTTACTAATCAGAGTATTTTTGATGTGACGTTCACTCCGGTTAATCGTCCTCGAAGGGCCAGTATTTCTGCCATTTCTCGAGGGACCAGTTATTATGCCGTAACGAAAGTTGTGGGATCAAATGCCAATTTTGTGCCATTCTTGGTATTATTTGGTAGTTTGACTGCATGTTTCTTTTGGCAAGCGATTTGGACTATTGTTTGTGCGGTGGGTGAAGTTCTATCTTGGTGGAACTTTTTCCCTTTGTATGTTTTGTTCAGTTTCTTCATATTTGTGTTGTGTTTCACAGATGTGTTTGGTTGTGATGAAGAATCTCAAATGTCTACGTTTACGTTTTGGTTGTTGAGATTGAGAATTTACATTGGAACCATTTCGTTGCGACGTGCTGCGCCTGTGCCTCCCGCTCCAGTAGAAGGAGCTCGAAGAGAAGTGATAAGGCGCCGAGTGATGAGATACATAGTTTCTATGGTTTGGCTGGGAGTTACTTCCCAAGTGCGAATTGCGTATTACCAAGTTAGACTTTTTTGTGTGACTAAGTGGTACAATATTCGAGGCCGCAGAGACATTGATCGTCATAACTCGAATTTGTCGATTCTCCTGGCTACTATAACAGGAGTGACGACTATTGGGGCAGTTGCAGGATACATGATGCATAAATCGAAGAAGAAAAGCGATGGTACAGCAGAGAAGGTGATAGAAAGTTCCCATTGGGGAGAGTTCCAGATGAATCTCCCTCAGGAAAAAATCGAGAAAGAAACCTCTAAATGGGGGGCCTTTGCTCCGTGTGCCCGAGATACGGGTGTCACCTCTCATGGTCTTCAGAGAAGCAGAAAGAGGCAAGTTGTTGTGAAATTTTGTGGTCACGCTAATTATGGGTATTTTATAGACTCGAATAGAGTCTTGACGGTAGCCCATTTGTTTTTCCGCGCCGATGAGTCGAAAATGATTGAGGTAGAGTTTCTAAAGAAAGGAGAGCCTCAATATGTGCAGTCAGTTCCTTTTTCGTCAGTTGAAGTTTTTAAAGATAAGGATTTTGCAGTCATTACAGTTCCAGACAATCAGAATCGCTTTGCATCTATGTTTAATAGATCGTTTGTTTCAGACCGAACTCTGAGTACGGGTGAGAATTATTATTATTATAATCCCGGTAAATCAGATGGTATTGTGAAGTATCTCGGTACAACAAATGATCTTGGATATGTAGATTCGCACGGTGAGAAGATTAAGCCTCCTATTATACATGTTTTCAAAACTAATGATATGGAGAATAAAATGGAATATGGAGACTGCGGAACAATGATAGTTGATTCTGGAGGCTTGAATGTAGGAATCGTAGTTGCAGCATCTCACAATTGCTCCAACTTTTTGGTAATTCCTTACCCCTCTCTGGCTATACGAGTTGTAGAGACGCCAGTAGTAGAACCTCAAGTTGAAAAAAACTATAACGAGTTCCGTAAGTTTTGATGCTGTAACAGCCCGACCCTTTGGAGCTTCAATTAAGATTGGAGAAGTTCACGGAGTTATGGTTACGACAAGACAAAGTGATGCGAAGAGATCGTTGTTGGCTGGATTGAATTTAGATGTTAATGGAGAAATTCCTGATCCTGACATTTTTGGTCCACCTTCAATTTTTCGGCTCGGATCTGGCGTGAGAAAGGGTGTTTATGACACCTACCACAGAAATTTGGACATCCTCAAGTCGGCTAAAGCAGAGGTAGATCCTATCGCCTTGCATAAAGCCATTGAAGATTATTGGGAGCGCGTTTTGCTCTGTCTCAGCGATGAGGACATTGGGCACATACATCCGGAAAGTTATTTTAACGCCTTGACAGGAAGAGAAAATGGAAACCCCACAGGTATCGTGCGTCCAGTAAAACTCAGTACCGCCGTTGGATATCCTTTTCCCTCAGGGAAAAAAGAGGATCATATAAGGTTTACTGACTCAGAAGTTGTATTTTCAGCTCCATTTGGATCGTTTTTAGAGAAATTTGAGCAAATGCTTCTTAATGGTGTAACACCATTTACTTTTTGCAAAGCCTCTCCTAAGGATGAGGTTACAAAACTTACAAAGATGAAAACTCGACTGTTTTATGTCGGGGATTCAGCTACATATTGTGTTATCAGAAAGTATTTTTGGTGGTTTCCCATGCTGGTTTACAAACACCCGTTGGAATTTGAGTGTGCTTATGGAATTAATCCTTACTCGCAAGAGTGGGCTGATCTTCAAGAGCACCTGAATGAGAATCCTCATCACATGGCGGCTGACTTTTCAGATTGGGATCTTCGGTTGCCAAAGGAATTCCTGGAAGGCGCTTTCAAAATAATGGAGCGTTTATCCGGGTTAGGCAAAGATTCCCCGTCTTTCGAGTTTTTCAGAGCGCTTGAGCCTCTGTTTACCTCACCCGTTGCATTGTTCGGCACGGGGTTGTACAATTTGGAACAAGGTACTGTATCCGGGCATCCGCTCACTTACTTGTTTAATTCAATAGCGAACTCTATTAGAGCGAGATATTGTTTTTACACTCTCTTTCCAGAGTTAAAGTTTAGTGACCATGTTCGCGCCATTTACGGTGGTGACGATGCCCATGAGACCACCAATTTGCCTGAGTTTAATCAACTTACAACCCTTCCCATTATGATGAAATTGGGTATAAGACCAACTGACTCCAACAAGAACATAATCAATACGGATTTTTCGCCCAAAGAAGAGGTAACTTTTCTTAAGAGAGATGAAAAAGGTAGATTAGACCTCAAGTCTATTCACAAGATGCTGATGTGGACTACGTCCACTTTGGCTATCGAGCACGCTTCAGGTGCCATTATTTCTGCTCTTTATGAGATGCATTTATATGGTCGTGATGCGTTTAATGCCTTTGTTCAAAGTTTGCGAAAGGAGCTTCCTCGTGTTGTAGAGCTTAATCCTGCGAATGGGATGGATTTGTCATTCATTCTCAGGGAGAAAGCCTCCTTTTTAGAATTTGATTCAGAGCATTATACCTTTAAATCAACTCTTGCGGATCGCATTCCAGAAGTCCATTTTGAGAAACGTTCCTTGGAGTTTCTTTTCGAGGAGTAAAACAGAAAGTCTTACGCTACAGGGGGCCGGCTAAGTGCCCCCACATACGCTACGGGGGTCGGCTAAGTGCCCCCACAAGGTTAACAATGGAAAAGTTTCCTAATAAATAACGAATTTCCACTGTGATATTGGTTACCGTTTGCGTGCATTTCTGTGTGTGTGTTGTAAATAGGCTTGTCACTTTATATACTAATTTTTATTGGTTACACAGTTGTATGTCATTAATGTGAAAACATATATAAAATTTTAACATTGCCGAAACACCTAATTTAGATATAAAGCCCACTACCGGGGAAGGGCTAGTTTCCCGGGATTTGTCAGCGCCCGAAAGGACGTTTGATATTCCAACTCAAATTGATGATATGTCTTATGATAAAGTTAATTATTCTACTTTTGAAGATGTGTCACTAAAAGAGTTTTTGTCCCGACCTGTGAAAGTGGCAACACTATCATGGGCTACCGGGACCGCACTGAACACCAGCGTGTCTTTGCAGGCATATTTGGGATTGATTCCCATTAAACATAAGTTGAATCATTTTGCGAGAATGCGTTTTTCTCAAGTCATCACAGTTTCAGTATCTGTGAATCCTTTTTACTCAGGATCGCTTCTCTTATCCGCTTTACCTTTAGCAGGATACGATTCACTTGAACCAGCCAGATTGCCAGCAGCACCGGTCAGTGCCGATTTCGTTCGCCGCAGTCAGAGACCCAATGTATTTATGAGTATAAATAAAAGTCAAACAATGACCCTGAAATTACCTTATTTTAATGTAACTAAATGGTATACTTTAAATCAATCAGAAACAGCTTTAAGTAATAATTTTTATGGTATATATTTAAATTCTATAAATAATTTGTCTCATTGCAATGGCTCAACCGATTCTGTTACGGTGCAGATTTTTATGTCTTTAGAGGATGTTGAATTGGAGGTACCAACCACCTATTATGCAGCCTCTGGAGAACAGAAACCAGTATCCAAAACATTGGAAAAGTTGTCCCATGCTACGAAGCAGCTCTCTGTTATTCCAGCTGCGGCTCCTTATGCTACTCCTATGTCTATGGCACTTAAGTTTGGAGCAGATTTGGCTAAAGCTTTGGGATATAGTCGTCCATTCCTCGCTGAGGATAGGATTATTAAGTCTCATAATTTTATGTCGAATACTGATCAACCAATACCGATTCCGTTTATGGGTTTAAGTTCAGCGAATTCAGTTGCTCTAGGAGCAGAGTTAAATCTGCCCCCTGAGTATCGAGAGATGGATATAGTTGAAATTTGTAAGAGATATTCATTCTTGTCTACTACTTCCTGGACTGTAGCCTCAGCGGTTGACACAACTCTGTTACAGAGTGGGGTGTCTCCCTGTGTGTATAGAGTTAACGGATCGGAGAGGCATTTTCCAGCTACTGGATATTGTGCCTTGCCATTTTCTTATTGGAGCGGTACTCTTAAGTACAAGATACAAGCCATTGCATCTCAGATGCACCGTGGCCGACTGAGGATCACGTGGGACCCTTATCCTACTGTTGATATAAATACCCCAGGTTTTTATTCCACACCAGTCACAGTAATCTTGGATTTAGAGAAAGAGTCGGAGGTGGAATTTGAGATTCCGTTTCACTCCCAGTACAGTTCTTTGTTTTGTGCAGCCATGCAATTTCCCATTGCGGTGGGAGCCAATTTGATGACGTGCAATGGGTACATCACAATTTCAGTAATGAATTTGTTGAATACGCCCAATGGGACAGTTGACACTCCAGTTGATGTAAATGTCTGGATAGCAGGAGGTGATTCCTTGCGTTTTTATCGTCCTGGTGACAACTTGCGAACATGTTCTTACTTTGCCGCTTCTGGTAAAGTGGGACAAGCTAGTAATGTTGAAACCAGTTTGGTGAATCATGGGGAATCTATTACGAACATCCGGACTCTTATCAAAAGAGAGTCACCAACGTATGTGTATGCAGCGCAATCTCATACGAGCTCTTCCATCCAAACCCTAGCGATTTATGATTTCGATAGGCCAGTTTTTCGCGG